CTGAAGAAATGGCAGAAGTTATTTTAAGAAGATCAAGAGAGGCTTTAGGATTATCTTTAAATGTAGCTTTTAAAGGTTATGAATTAAATATTGGAGATATAGTTAATATTACACATTCATCATTAGGTTTTTCTGCTAAACCATTTAGAGTTTTAGGAATTACTTTTAACAATGATTATACTGTTGGATTAAGTTTAGTCGAACATCAAGATACACATTATCAATGGTCTTCAAAAATACAAGCAACTACAATTCCAACAACAACACTTCCTAATCCATTTACTGTTCAACCACCAGCAAGTGTTACTTTAGATGATGAATTAATTGAATATAATGATGGTACAGTAATTGTTGCATTAAATATAACTATTGGTGCATCTACTGATAGCTTTGTTGATTATTACCAAGTTGAATATAAAAAATCAGATGAAACAGATTATAAAATTCATGCACAAGGTACAGGATTAAATCAAAGAGTATTGAATGTAATTGACCAAGAAACTTATGATGTAAGAGTTAAAGCTGTAAATACTTTAGGTGTATCATCAACTTATGTTTCAGAATCAAGAACAATTATTGGTGCTATTGAACCACCAGCTGATGTAGAAGATTTTTCATGTAATATTGTTGGACAAGAAGCACATTTATCATGGACACAAATACCTGATTTAGATTTAGCATATTATCAATTAAGATTTAGTGAAGAAACAAATGGAACTGCTGATTGGCAAAACTCAGTTGCATTAGTAGAAAAAATATCTCGACCAGGTACAAGTATTACAGTACCAGCTAGACAAGGTACTTATCTTATTAAAGCAGTAGATAAATTAGGTAACTTTAGTTCTAATGCTACAGCTATTATTTCAAATGTAACAAGTGTTCAAAACTTTAATGCTATTGCTACACAATCTGAACACCCTGATTTTAATGGAACTTTAAATAATGTTGTAGTTGCTGATAGTACAATAAGATTAGATTCATCAGAATTATTTGATAGTGGAACAGGATTATTTGATGATGAAACAACTAGATTTTTTGATTCAGGTGTAGAAAATGCTGACTTCTATTCAACAGGAAATTATGAATTTGAAAATGTTATTGATATTGGTGCAGTTCATACTGCTAGAATTACAGCAACACTAAGTCAAACATCAGATAACCCTGATGATTTATTTGATGCTAGAAGTGGATTATTTGATTCTGCATCATCTAACTTTGATGGAGATACACCAGCTAATGCTAATGCTCATATTGAGATAGCTACATCTAATGATAATGTAACATATACAGATTTTAGAAATTTTATAATAGGTTCTTACACTTTCCGTTATGCTAAATTTAGAGTTGTTTTAATTTCAAGAGATTTAGCATCTACTCCAGTTGTTAATGAGGTTACAGTTTCTATAGATATGGAAGACAGAATATTTAGTGGAAATGATATAACTTCTGGTACTGGAACTTACACAGTTACATTTACAAATCCGTATAAATCTGTTAATTATGCCGTAGGAATTACTGGGGAAAATATGGCAACAGGAGATTATTTTACAGTTGCTAATAAAACAATAAATGGTTTTGATGTATCATTCTTCAATAGTTCAGATACAGCAGTATCAAGAACATTTGATTATATTGCAAAAGGATTTTAAAAGGAGTATAAGGACTTATGGCACAACACGATTACGATATAGCTAACCAATCATTTCCATCATTTAGATCAGATTTAAACTCTGTATTAGAGGCTATTAATACTTCTAATTCAGGATCATCAAGACCAACATCAGCAGTTGCAGGAACTGTATGGCTAGATGTAACCAACGCAACAAATCCAACTCTAAAATTCTTTGATGGAACAGATGATATATCTTTAGCACAATTTGACTATTCAGCTAATACTGTGAACTGGTTAGACTCTACAGTAGCAACAGATTTAGTAAATGACACCACTCCACAATTAGGTGGAGATTTAGATGTTAATGGTAATTCAATAGTATCAGTATCAAATGGTAATATTACTTTTACACCTGATGGAACAGGTAAAGTAATTATAGATGGTTTATCTTATCCAACAGCAGATGGTACAACAGATCAAGTTTTAAAAACTGATGGTGCTGGAAATTTATCTTTTGGCGAAGTATCTGGTGGAGAACAATGGCAAACAGTTAAAACATCAAATTTTACAGCAGTTGCTGGAGAGGGATATTTTATAAATACAACATCAGCAACAATTACAATGACTTTACCTGCATCTCCATCTTTAGGAGATTTCGTAACATTTGTTGATTACGCAGGAACATTTGATACAAATAATTTAACAATCGGTAGAAATTCACAACCTATTCAAGGTTCAGCAACAGATTTAACAGTTTCAGTTGAAAGGGCATCTAACACTTTAGTCTATGTAGATGGAACACAAGGTTGGTTATTAAAGACTAAATAAAGGAGATTATTATGGCACATAAAAATTATCAATATTGCGTAGCTGAAAACTGGGGTAAAGGATTTATTGAACATTCTGAATCTCAAAAAATAACTTTCAGAGGTTATCCAGCAAATGTTTGGCAAGTACCAGCACACAATAAAAATGCTAATATTTGGATTAATAAAGTTTTAGGTCAAATTAAAACTAAAGATGAAGCACAAGCACTTGTTGATGCAGAAGTAATTGCTAGTCAAACAGCTTGGGATAATGACAATGTTGATGGCGAAACAACAGAAGAAAAAAATAATAGAATTGGTACAAGACCAACAGATATAACTTTAGAGGAATAAATGTCAGAATACAAAGGAATACATGGTGGTAAAATTCAAAATTTTACAACTAATCCTGATAACCCAATCGAGGGTCAAGTTTGGTATAATGAAACTGATGGAAATTGGAAAGTATTTTCTCTTACAACAGTAGGTTCTTGGTCTACGGGTGGAAATTTGAATACGGCTAGATCATCTTTAGGTGGAGCTGGTGCTACAAAAGATGCAGCATTAGCATTTGGTGGAAGTCCACCTCCAGCACCAACTGCAAAAGCTATAACAGAATCTTACAATGGTACCGCTTGGACAGAAGTTAATGATTTAAATAGTCAGAGAGCTTTTGTTGCTGGTGCAGGAACATATACATCTGCAATAGCTTCAGGTGGAGATCAATATTCAGGAGTTTCAGAATCTTGGAATGGAACGAGTTGGACAAGTATAACAAATGAGCCTACTGGTTCTAATGGTTACGGTGCTGCAGGAGCAGATAATACAAATGCTTTATTTTTTGGAGGAACTCCATTTACTGGCACAACCCGTTATTGGAATGGTAGTTCTTGGACTGCTCTTAGTTCTATGACTACATCAAGAAATAATTTATCGGGATCAGGAAAAACTTACACAGCAGCATTAGCATTTGGCGGAATTACATCTCCATATCCAACTTTTAATACTCAAACAGAATCTTTTAATGGTACAAGCTGGACTGAAGAAAATGATTTAAATACTGCAAGAGCATATCTTGGTGGTGATGGAACACAAACATCTGCATTAGCTTTTGGTGGAGCTGGTTCTGGAGTTTCAGAATTTAGTATAACAGAACAATGGAACGGATCTTCTTGGGCAGAAACTGCAGATTTAAACACTTCAAGAAATTCATCTGGTGGAGCAGGATCAAGTAATTTAAATGGTTTAGCATTTGGTGGTAATTCACCTGCAGGTGAAACAACCGCAACCGAAGAATGGACAGGAGCAGGATCTCCAGTTACAGAAACAATAACAACATCTTAAAATTATGGCAACTTATAAAGAAATAAGTGGCACAAATGTAGAAGTCTTAGCATCAGATCCAACTAATCCTGTTGAGGGACAAGTTTGGTATAATTCTACAACAGGTGCTTTAAAAGGTGCTAGTGTTAGTACAACAGGAAGTTGGTCTACGGGTGGGAATGTAAACACTGTTAGATATGATGCAGGAGGTGCTGGAACACAAACAGCTGCTTTATATGTTGGTGGTAATGGTGGGGCAGCTGCTCCAGGAGCTCAATCATTAAATGAACTTTATAATGGAACTTCTTGGACAGAATCTAATGATATAAGTACGGCAAGATGGGAAGTAGAAGCTACTGGAACTCAAACATCTTCATTAATTGCTGGAGGTAGAACTCCTGCTCCTCCTTTAGTAGGAGTTGTTGAATCTTGGAATGGAACTTCTTGGACAGAAACCACAGATTTAGTAACAGCAAAAAAACAGGGTTCAATGGTAGGATTAAGTAATTCAAGTAGTTTATATTTTGGTGGTGCAACAGGTGATCCAGCTACTGCTAATTTAACTACACAAACTGAAAGTTGGAATGGAACTAGCTGGACGGAAGTAAACGATTTAAATACTGCTAGACTAGGTTTAGCAGGAGCAGGGACTCAAACTTTAGCATTAGCTTTTAGTGGAGCTATTGCTACAGGTCAAACAGCAGTAACAGAAGAATGGAATGGAACGTCTTGGACAGAAGTGAATGACTTAAATACTGCTAGAACATCTGGAGTAGGTTTTGGTACAGATTATACTACAGCTTTAATGGCTGGTGGACTAATAGGCCCTCCTTATGTTAGATTAGCAAACACAGAAGAATGGAATGGTACAAGTTGGACAGAAACAACAGATTTAACAACAGGAAGATCTAGTTTTCAAGGAACAGGAACAAATACAGCAGGGGCAGTATTTAGTGGAGAGTCATCAACAGGACTTATATCAGCAACTGAAGAATGGAATGGTGCAGGTGCTGCAATAACAAAAACATTTACTACTTCTTAACACTTTACAAATAAACTAAAAGGTATATCAATATGACAATGTCAAATAAAAAAGACGTAAAAGATATTATTCAAAAAGAAGAAATTCATTTAAATAATTTATTAGAGCCACAAGATTTAACCGACTTTAAAGGTATGGTTGATGAGTTAAGAGATACTTGGACTAAGAAACAAATGTTTAGAACAGAAACTGAAGCTAGATTTTCTGTATTGCAAGACAATAGATACCCAACTAAAGCTGCAAAATACTGGCAATGTGTTAGAGAACAATCTTCATATTTGGATAACCTTATGACTTTATCATTTGATTACAGAAGAAATGAAGCAAAGATTAAATGGTTAGAAAAGAAAATACAAACTGAAGAAGATGAATATAAATTAACTAAATATGAAATAGATTTAGACGAATGTAAATTTGCAAAAGCATCTATGGAAAAAGTGGCTAAACATAGAATGAGAGAAATTAAAATGTGGTCTAAATTAAAGAAAGAATTTAATGATGGTTCATTTGACGATAAAGATGTTAATACACATCAATTAGAATCTTATGGATTACAATATTATGAGAAAGCTAAAACATTAAACGAACATTCATCAGAATCAGAAAAGTTTAATATCTTAGGTCAATTACAATCTTTACAAAGAATCAAGAAATCTGGCGAACTAGAACAAAACAAGAAAGAAGAACTGCCTAATAATTCTTAATGAATTTTGATTTTGTATTCTTAGGTCAATCAATTCTAAAGTATCAAGTACCTTTAGATATATTTCATTCAATCAATCATATATACGAACAAAATTATAAATATCTACATAAGGCTAATAAACAGTTAGTAGGTAAAATAGAAGATGAACATAGTTTGTTTTATAATGGTAATGATGAATCTAAAGTAAAAAGACACAATATATTACCTACAAATATTACAAATTATTTCATAGAAGTATTTAGACATTATTTAGACTTTAATAAAATTAGAGATTATAAATTACATCTTAATTCTATTTGGGTTAATGAAATGAAAGAACATGAATATAATCCAGTACATATTCATAGAGGTACATTATTTACAGGCTTATCATCAGTAATGATATTAAAATTACCACATACTTATGGTGTAGAATATTCCAATGCTGAAGTACCTCAAAATGGTAAATTACAAATACTAGGTGCTAGTAATGGTCAGTTTGCTAAGATAGATTATCAGCCACCAATGAACCTTAGAGATTTTTATGTATTTCCTTATGATATGAGGCATGGAGTTTATCCTTTTAATGGCACTAAAGATACTAGAAGAACATTAGCTGGTAATTGTGATGTAGAATTTGACCCAATAAAAAATAGAGGAGCGATATGATAACAGAACCACGTTGGAAATCATTTATAGTTGAAACCACAAAACCAATATTTACACCTTTGCAATGTAAGATGATAATAGAAGCAGGAAGAGAAGAACCAAAACAACAAGGTCAAGTAGGTGGTGGATCGGGCGGTACGGTTGATACTAAAACTAGAACATCACATATTAGTTGGATTCCATTTAAGAAAATGGAAGATATGTATAAAGACATAGAAAAAATTATGAAAGCAACTAATGGTAATCATTTTGGTTTTGATAATATGCAAATAACTGAACCTGCACAATATACAGAATATCCTGAAGGTGGATTTTATGATTGGCATATAGACAATGATATTAACTGTGCACACGAACCGCCAGTTAGAAAAATATCTATGACTTGTTTATTATCTCCAGAATCAGAATTTGAAGGTGGAGATTTAGAAATAATGTCAGAAGGTAAAGTTGCAAAATTAAAACAAGGACACGCTATATTTTTTGCATCTTTTTTAAGACATAGAGTTAAACCAGTTATTAAAGGTAATAGAAAATCTTTAGTTATGTGGTTTGGAGGAACACCATTCAAATGATTCGAGAACTTCATTTTCCAACACCTATTTATATTTTTGATCATAAAGATCCTTCATTAAATGTTCAATTAGAAAAAGATATATTGAATTGGATGAATGAGGATAAAGGTGTAACTAGAACTAATGTAAAAGGTTGGCACTCTACAACCGATATGCATTGTAGACCAGAATATAAAAGATTGGCTGATGCTTTATATGAAGCACAATTAAAAATATATGATGAAGAACATTTAGATAGTGAACCATTTTTAGGAAATATGTGGGCTAACGTCAATCCTCCTGGAGGAATGAATAGAGCACATATACATCCAAACTCATTATGGTCTGGTGTCTATTATGTTAAAGCACCTAAAAATTCGGGACATTTAAAAATAGATGATCCTAGAGCAGCCGCATCTATGTGTAGACCTAAAATGAGACCTAGATTAAATCATCCAGATACATCACCTAAAAGATTATGGAGAGAAACACATTATGAACCTATAGCAGGAAGATTGATTATGTTTCCATCTTGGGTAACTCATTGTGTTGATCCTAATGAATCTAATGATACAAGAATATCAGTATCGTTTAATTTTTTACAGAAGACGATGTTTGTATAATGTTTAAATATAAAGTTATTAAAAATGCAATAAGCTATGATTTAGCTAATTTTATCTTTAACTATTTCTTACTTAAAAGAGATGCAGTTAATTTTATGTATAAACATAATATACATTCTGAATCATCAATCTTAGGTACATGGAAAGATCAGCAAATACCTAATACTTATTCTTGTTATGGAGATTTTGTAATGGAAACTTTATTAATGAAAGTATTACCTATAATGAAACAAGAAACAGGTTTAGATTTAATACCTACTTATTCTTATGCTAGAGCATATAAAAAAGGCGATATATTAAAAAGACATAAAGATAGACCAAGTTGTGAAATATCTACAACATTAAACTTAGGTGGCGATCAATGGCCTATATTTATAGATCCTACAGGTAGTGATAATGTTATTGATGAATATAGAAATATACACAAACCTAATGCTCCTAAAGGGGATAAAGTGGTTCTTGAAGTAGGAGATATGTTAGTTTATAATGGCTGTGATTTAGAACATTGGCGAGAGCCATTTGAGGGTAATATATGTGGTCAAGTATTTCTACATTATAATCATTTAAATGGTAAATTTGCTGATAAAAACAAATTTGATGGAAGACCCATGTTAGGACTACCAAGTTTTGTTAAATGATAAACAAATTATTAAATGTCAGTAGACATTGGAAGAATAATATATGGAAGAAATTAAAGAAAGAATCAAACAACACGAGGGGTTTAGGGATACTGTGTATTCCGATAGCTTGGGTTTTGCTACTATTGGTTTTGGCCACTTGGTACTACCCTCTGATAATTTTGTTGAGGGGATTGCTTATGACAAAGAAACTCTTGAAGAAGTTTTTGATAATGATTTTAAAATAGCAGCAGATTCAGCTAGAGAATTATTAAGAGATATAGAACACAATCATATAGTTTTTGGTGTAATAGTTGAAATGTGTTTTCAATTAGGCAAACCACGAGTTATGAAATTTAAGAAGATGTGGGAAGCTATAAAACAAAAAAACTATTTAAAAGCATCAGAAGAAATGATAGACAGTAATTGGCACAAACAAACCACAAAAAGATGTGAGAGTTTGGCTAGTATAATGAGAAACGCAAACAAATAGGAGTTTATTATGCCATATGTAAGAGGTAAAAAATTTC